CGCCAAGGCTGCGGCCATTCGTGGCGAGAAGAACATTGCCGCGAACAAGTTCCTTGATATGCTGATGGCTAACCCATCAAATGCTTGGCAGGTATTCACGAAAGATAACCCTGACACAGAGATGGTTCCAAGGCCCACGACAAAAGGTAAAAAATCAGGAGTTCTGCGTCGTCAGGCTGTTAATATGGCGGCTCGTCCTGACAAATACTTCTTGGTGAAGCGCGAGGGCAAGCCTTACTATATTAAAATCAATGATCCGCTTCTAATGCGCGCGCTGACCAATGGCAGCGCCAAAGACACTCAGAAGATGGTTGAGTTTCTTAACTCATGGGCGGGTCTCAAGATTGCGCCAGCTACACGCACGCTGTCTCGCCTGTTCACTACCTACAATCCTGTGTTCGCTGGCATCAACTATATGCGTGACACGCAGACGGCCATCTTCAACATTTTGGCTGAGCAGGACCGTGTCGATGGCCGTCTAGCTGGCAAGGAGATTGCAGGCGGCGTCCTCAGGGACATGGTAAGCCCCAGCAACTTTAAAAAAATCTGGCGCATCACCTTCAACAAGGAGGCGACAACTGAAGAAGAGCGCCAGATGTTTGACCTGTTCCAGCAGGCAAAGGAAGATGGCGCATTCACCGGCTGGATTGTAAACGAACCTGTCGAGCAGAAGATTGAGCAAATCCAAGAGGCGTTGGACAAAGCAACTGCGGCTGGCGGTAAGAAGCTATGGTATGAAACCAAGGAAGGAACTGAGAAGGTTCTTCAATCCTTGCAGGATTTCAACTCTGTCTTTGAAAACATCACGCGCTTCTCGGTTTATAAGAATGCTCTTGAAGCAGGCTTGACCCGTGAGGAAGCGGCGAGCATGGCGCGCGAAGTAACGGTTGACTTCAACAAGCGTGGCGAAGTTGGCCCTCTCGCAAGCTCTCTCTACGCCTTCGTTAACGCGGCCATTCAAGGCAACGTCCGCACCTTCCGCTCATTGATGGGACGTAAGGCTGACGGTGGCCTGACGCGCGCTCAGAAGATGGCGGTGGCTTTGATGGGAATGGGCGCATTGCAGGCGATGTGGGCGCGAGCCATGTCTGACGACGATGAAGACGGGAAGTCTTTCTACGACAAGGTGCCTGAGTACGAGAAGCAGCGCAACATCATCATCCCGCATCCGTGGACTGGCGGTGAGACGTACACAAAACTACCACTGCCTTACGGCATCTCAGTCTTTTATAACTTCGGGACTAATGCCGCTGAAATGGCAATGGGTGAAGCGACACCTGCTGATCTGGGCATCAAGACAGCAACGTCTTTGATGAACAACTTCTCGCCAATCAACGTAGGATTCAGCAGCCCAAGAGGGTTCTTTAATTCCTTTACGCCGACTGTGCTAAAGCCAATTGGCGACCTTCTGATCAACGAGAACTACTTTGGTTCCAAGATCTACAACAAGCCGTTCCGTGAGGGTGAAGCTGTATCTAACGTCCCGCGCTATAGCACACCAGAAGGATACAAGACGGCAGTAAAGTTCATCAATGAGATGACTGGTGGCGACGGCGCAATCCCGGGGATAATCGATATCCCGGCAGAGGCCGCCCCCTATCTGCTCAAGCAATACATGGGCGGCGCTGGAAGGTTTGGTGTCGAGATTGCCTCTCTTGCGAAGAACATTGGAACGGGAGAATTTGATGAGATCTCCCCTAACGATATCCCATATGTTGATTACGCCATCTCTGAGATAGACGAGAACGCTGCGCTTGGCGATTATTATGACCGCATCTCTCGGATCGGGCCTATCGAAAAGCAGCTTAAAGATGTCTCATGGAAAGAGAGCCGCGTGCTGCGCCAGCAGTATCCAGTTGATGCTAACCCTACCGTGATCAGCGCTAAGAAATCTGCTGAGAGCAAGATCAAGGAATTTAATGAGGATCTGAAGATGTGGCGTAGTCGCCCAGATTCAGACATCCGAACCAAGCGGATCGATCATCTTAACAAGATGAAGAATAAAGCGATTGTGGACTTCAACAAAACCTACAATCGCATAGAGGAAAAGGCGCGGTAGTTAGCCGCGCCCACCCCTCCTCAAAAAGGTACCTCGTCGTCAAGCGCACGCGGCTGCGGCTGGTAAGCGTTAGCCTTTGCAGTTGAGTGCGCCTGCTGTGCCGGGCTTGGCTGATTGCCATCCTGCTTTGGCTCATACAGGGACACGATGATGCTCTCACGGCCATCATTCCCACCGACGCCAGCCGGATTGAACGTGCGGTCAAGCAGGATGTACGGGCCGTTCTGGCCCTCCATCATGACGCCGACGTTCTTGAACCGGCCCTTGGTCTGGCCTTGACCGTCAGTGTATTCACCGACCTTGACCACGAGATCGTACTTCTTAGCCATTGGCTTTCTCCTTAGTTAAACAGTTTCATAAGTGGACCGACAGCGCGCGACGCAAGCAACTCAGCCTCTGCTAACTGGTTGGCGTGCAGTTCTTTCCAACGCTGCCGATCTTGTGGGTTCATGTCCGAGACAAGCTCGAATGCTGCGAAGGCCCACGACTCCCAATCGGTGACGCCGTCATCGTCCTCGACCGGGTGAAGGATATCCATCTCATCCTCTTCTGGCTCAGGCTCTGGTGCAGGCGCTGGCTTGCGCGCCACCTTCTGCTCGAGCGTGGTGATCTGACGCACAGCGGGGGCTGTGTCAGGCTCAGGCGCGATGTCTGTGATGTCATCGACCGGCCCAGCAAAGTCGTCGTCCACGATGCCGTCAGCTTCGTTGTCAGCCATGACTGCGCGCTGCGCCTCAGTCGAAAGCGGCATGTACTTGCTGGCCCGGCGGACCACAGTCTTACGCCACATCTCAGCTTCGTCCGTCTTCCAAGGGCCGACGACATTGCCGTCCTTGGTCTTGGCAGAGGAGCGATCACGGATGGCAAGGATCTCTTCCTTGTTCATGATCTCGAACTGCGTCTCGCCGTTCTTCAGCTTCCACACGCAGTAAGCTCCGACCATGTCGCCACGATTGGACAGGCCATGCTTGTGGATGATGCGCGGATCGATACCTTCTTCGACCTCGAACGTGTCGTTGGCGTATACCAGCCGGCTCTCAATCTTCAGCACGTCGCCGCCTTGCAGGGCCAGCTTCATCAGGCCCTTGTAACGGGGACGGAACTGCGCCTCGTTACGCTTGGTCTTGCCATTCCACACCTTGAGGATGTCTGCCTCAGCCATGTTCTTGTTGAGCGACAGGCCCAGCTCAGCGGCGCTCAGGCAAGCCTTGAGCAGCGAGCCACGGTCACAGTCGAGCAAGTCGATGTTGTCAGCAACAGCCGCCACGACGATGGCTTGGAACTTATCGACAGTCATGGTCTTCGGGAGCAGCTTGCGGAGGTGATCCTCACGTGCGCTCAGCTCCTGCTTGAAGCGGTCCATCGGTTTGATGGGAGCCACTGCGTTACCTGTTTGCATTCTTAATCTCCTCTTCGAGGTCTTCGATCATCAGCTCAATGGCGCGCTCGACAGACGCTCGCAGCGTTGGTTTCAATGGATGCCTGCCGGCAGTCTCGCGCATCTTCTCCACGAGTTCCTTGTTCAGGCGGATCATTACCCAGTCTCTCATTAGCTAATCCTTACGTTGACATACCCTTTGCGTTTGCCGGTCACGGTGCCAACCATGTCCTGCGTGATAACCGTCCCGGGGTTATCTGCGACCACGCTGATCGACATCTTATGCTCACCGCATTTGACGACAGCCTTGTCCTGAGATGTGTTCATCAGCTCCAGCTTGGCCCGGGCGCGGGTGAGTATCTGGCCCTTGAGATTGTCAGCCATAGCCTCAGCCTCTTTGGCTTTATCCTTGGCTTGCTTGAACAGATCGAACAACTCTGCGCTGTCATCGTCCAGCACAACCTCGCTCTTGGGCAGTGTACCCATCAGCTTGGTCAGAGCATCCACATCCTTCTCAAAGTCTACCTCAGGCTCTTCACCTTTAGCGATGCTATCCCAGAACGCAGTGATCTCAGCCTTAATGGCGTCGATGATGTTATCGTTGCGCGGGATCTTCATGCGGCGCGGCTCGTGATCGATCAGAGCAACCAGCCATGCGTGATCAGCAGACGTACAGGCGAGCTGGTGCTGGACCTGAAGCAGGTAATTCTCAGGAGCTTGGGTGATCTCCTCCCCTGTGTATTCCCAGCCATGTCCACGAGCGGACCACTTGATCTCCATCGGAGCGCTGTCTGCCGTGATGTAATCGAACGACGCGCCCATGCCCGGGCAGTCATCAACGGTGAAGTACTCGTTGACCTTGGAGATATCCATGCCCCAGCGATGCGCTGCCCAGTTGGCAATGCCTGCCTCGAGGAACTTACCAGCTTGAACTGCCTTGTTATCGGACAGATCTTCAGGCGCAATCTTGCCTGCCTTCTCCATCCAAAGCTGCCAGCGTGTGGTGAACGGGGACAGCCCGAACAGTGCGGCCACGTCGCTGCCGCCGATGTGCTTGGCACGCAGCTCGTGCCAGTGCGTCTCATCACGCACGGGAATAATAGCCATAGAAATATACCTCCGGTCTTTGTTATGTAGTCTGAATGTATACGTTTACGGGGTAATGTCAAGCCCTCGGTAAACATCTTCAAGCGTGTATGCGAGAATGTATATCCCGCCGCGCTTTTCCCATGCGTGTTGCCATGCAACCTGTGCGGTGCGCTGTTTTCCCTTGGGGGCCTTCACCTCGATGGCGAACGCGCGGCCCGGCTTGATGACGCCGAGCAAGTCAGGAGTTCCCTCAGGCGCTGACCTTACTACGCCCGCGTTTCCGCTTACTGGCTTGAACACGCCGACGTTTATGCGGAACATCATGATGTCGTCCCTCTGGCCCAGAGCCAGCCTGATCTTCTGCTGGAGAACTGCTTCGCTCATCAGGTTTATCCTTTTCTTTGAACGACTTAGATAGGTCTTCTTGTTCCTTAGCTAAATTATTAAGGCCGAGTTGCTTGTAGGCTTTTGCCGCCAGATCATGAGGGGTTTCCCTCCATGCGTCATCCTCATTGTGATGAATGTTCACACGCTTTTCAATTCCAAGCGCAGTCATTGCGGCGCTCAAACATTCCGGCCAAAGGTTCTGGGCGCTGCACTCCCAAGCAAGGGCGCACCATGACTCACGGGTATGCGGGTCTTCTGCTGTACACTTGCGAGCGTAGGTCAGGGCATCTTGATACCGACCAAGGTGATGCGATGCACGAGACAGCATCCTATACGCATAGCCCCGGTCAGATGCTTCAGTTGCTTCTTTTAAAGAGAGAAGCCGTGTGAACTCCGAGATAGCCTGCTCGTAATATCCCTGCTGATAAAGCTCACGTGCGTAATACATGGAATGGCGAGCGCTCTCTGGCTCCTCGATTGCGCACGCATATATCAAATCAAGGTATTGCTTGCGGCACTTGCCGGTGTCTGGCTTGTGCTTTGCCATGACAAAGTCGACAGTCTCGCAGACCTCAGTGATGCGATAGGGCATAGGCCACTCGTGGCATATCCACTTCCACACATAACCTGAGCGTGCGTGAATCTTATTCTGCATGAATACAAACTGGTCGCCGTTGTCAAAGTTATAGCCGATGCGTGTGGTGTCTTCTTTCCACGCCTTCTCGATGACATCGCGCCAGCCGGGCTGCAGTATCTCATCTAAGTCCATAGACACGCAGACATCCACGTCGCCCGGCACCAGTGACAGGGCTGTGTTGCGGGCAACGTCGAACCGCCAAGGCGTTACGAGTATGTTATGTACAATTGCGCCATGCTTCTTAGCCAGCTCAACCGTAGCATCCGTGCTGCCTGTGTCAGCGATGACAATCATGTCCGCTTCTTTGGCTGCTTCGCAGAAGCGAGCGACATGCTTCTCCTCATTCTTGGAGATAGCGTACACCGCAATCTTCAGCTTCTTCTTTCTCATTGCATCGTCTCATTAGGTAGGCGCTCCATGCACCTGTCAATAAATTGCATCGCCATGTGGACTGCGCTGGTCCCGATGAGGGCGTTGAACTCCACACCGATGGCGCGCTGCTCATTCTCCCATTCGATCATCACGTCGCTGATCGCCTCGACCACACGCTTGACTAGCTCGGTAGGGACCGTGACCTCTATTAACTCTTCTGCATCTTCCCAATCGTCGCGTTCCATATCCTTGACCTCTCTTCCACTGTCAGACCATTCGTCGTGACACCCCCATGTGCTGACCTGATCTTTGCCAACCGGGCTGACTCCTGACCACAGATCACATTGAACGCCCACTTGTCAGGGTATTGATAACCTCTGCTCTTCCCAACATTCCGTAGCGTATTGAAGCGGCGCGACAGGTCAACCTCTTTAGCTGCCATGCGTGCATCGTCAGCCCTTGAGATCTGAACCAGCTCGCCGTCCCGCTGCTCAACCTTCCGGCCCTTGGCTTGATAGATGTGACCGCACTTCGGACATACCGGCATCGGCCTGTGCATGGCAAAGCAGGCTGGACAACTGCGCACAGCAGGCGGCGTCTCGCTATCGGTCCGCTTCTTGCGTGCGTTCTCGCTGGTCAGCACCCAGTCGCGCGGCTCGTCTATGAAGCCGTGCATCTTGGTGTTGCCGGCATGGTCAAGGATGACAGTCTTCTCCTTGCCCGGGCTGATGCGGATGGCGCGTCCTGCCTGCTGGAGATACAGCGACAGGGACTTGGTTGGACGCAGCATGATGGCGACCTCGACAGCGGGCAAGTCAAAGCCCTCGCTCACCAGATCGCAGCTCGTCAGGATCTGTATCTCTCCGGTCTCGAACTTAGCCAGCACACCGTCACGTTCCTTCTCGTCCATGCCCCCGTCGATATGCGAAGCACGATAGCCTGCGGCTATGAAGTCAGAGGCCACGTCCTTGGCGTGCTTGATACTGACGCAGAAGGCGATGGCTCGCTTGCCGTCAGCCAGCTTTCGGTAGTGGGCAACTGCACTCCCGGTGATGGACGGCTTGTCCATTGTCTCCTCAAGGTCGGCTGTGACGTAGTCGCCCATGCGGGTGCGCGCCTTAGTCAGGTCCGGCTTGCTCGGTGCATAGACCTCAGCCGGGGACAGGAACCCCTGCTCGGTCAGCTCGGCGACCGTAGGGCCCATGACCATGTCGTCGAACAGAAGACCAAGCCCCTTGCCATCGAGGCGCTCAGGCGTGGCTGTAACGCCTAGCAGGAATGCATTGGGAAAGTGGTTGACCACCTTACCCCACGTCGAGTCCGGCGTGAAGTGATGGCACTCGTCACCTACGATCAGCGATGGCTCGGGCCAGTGCTTGAGGCGCTTGGCCAGTGTGAACACTGACGCAACCACGACTGGCGTAGCGGGGATGCCACGATAGCCAGCGGTGAGGACGGCATGCTTGACGCCTGCGGTCTTGAGCGCCTTGCTGATCTGCTTGAGTAGCTCGCGGCGATGCGCAATGATCAGGACACGCTTGTGGTTCTTCGCTGTGCCAGCTGCAACGTATGAGAAGATCACTGTCTTGCCACTGCCAGTCGGACTGACCAGCAGCACGCGCTTGTTGCCTTTCCTGAAGCTGTCGCGGATGCGACCGATGGCTGCTTCCTGATAGTCGCGTAGCTTCACTCGACCCTCCAGACCCGCACGCCACCATCATCACGACGGCACACGAACTTCATGCCAGCACGGCGCCCAGCTGCATACGCGCGCTTCGCTGCGTGGCGAGGAAAGACTTCGCTCGCCGGGATGTACAAAGACTGCCCGACCTGCATGTCACGGAACGGGTAGGATGCGGGGCGTCCGTTCTTGTAAGACGCCGGCATTGGGATGTTGCTTTCAATAACGGTCATTTCATGCCCCTGTTCATTCGCTCACTGCGCAGTACGCTTTCAGCTGAGCGGGCGCTGATGCCGAATGCCTTGACGATATCATCTACCGTC